GACATTGTTTCTACCTCCTCAGGTAGTCGTGCACTAATTTCGGGTACGATATTTGTGGTTACGTCCGCGCTTTTCACCGCCTCAGGCACTGTCTCGCCGACCTCGCCCCTAGCCTCTGGAATTGCAGCGGCTTTCGCCTCGATAACGGCGTAATCGTTCGCCGGTAATCGCCAATCATTTACGTCAAACAGGGCAATCTCCCCCACTGGCCAGATGTCAATTAGCCCGCCCTTGCCGGGACGTACCAGATGCCCAACCGCGCCGGATGATGCCCGCACGCCGTCCACGCCAGCCTTGATAACGCGCTGCGCCAGTTCCTCTTCGGCATCCAGCACTGGTTCGAACCAATGTCCTCTTTCGTCTGCCCCGGTATAGGTCGCCTTGCCAATCAGCACTGGCCGCGGTTGAACCGCCTCTGGATCATCCGGTCCAAACCCGTGTAGGTACGTCAGGTTGACAACGTCTCCGGCCTTAAGCCAAATGTCGGTATCCTCGTGAAACGCCTCCCCGTCCAGGTCNCGGCCNTTGATNGGCCCGCCAAACGGAACGCCCAGGATGCGCCAGTCCATCATCTTGTATTCGGCTGTGGCTTTTTGCCGCTTGGTTTCCTCTAGCGGAGCACGCTCAACCGTTCCTATTTTTGCAATCTTGATTCGTAGCGTTTCTGTCATTCCGTACCTCCGTAATAAAAAAGCCCGTTCTAAAACTCTTTCGAGTTAAGAACGGGCGCGTGTGCGGCGGTTCGTGTTATGCCGGGGGATTACTCCGCAGGCTGTAGATAGTCTAGAAAATCACGTAATCAGGGGCAATCCTTACCCAACCATATCTGATATTTAGAACGCGAAATAACCAACCAAACAAACCAGGAGCGGGGATATAAACGCCGGCGCCAGATAATTTTCCGAGCATCTTGGAACGTGCTACTGCGAGGTTGTATTCTGAATATGGATTATCAATCACGTCTGTCTATCCTTTTGCTCTGGATGGCGCAACAACCAATCATCGGCCCAGGCGACAATCATCATTAGCGCCCGGCGCAAGGTCACGATCATTGACCGCGCTTCTTTTTCAGTCATTTGTAAACGACCCCAACCCCATGTCGCCGATCTCAACCAACGAATTGAAGGGCTTTCGCTTTCCCAAGCAGGTTTTACACGTGTTTACGTGTAGATAGAATAGAGAGCTAAAAACAAACCGCATAAAACCAAAAAAAGCATTATGATTAAATTGTTTTTTGCACCACCAATACGCAAAAAAGTGATATAGCCCGTCGCGCATCGCACATTTTTTAATTTCAGTCATAGCGTTTTCTCCAAAACATAGTCAACTCGGTTTTCCCGTAACGTCTTCCATTAGTCCCTTGCGGACAAACTCAATAGCCTCGCGGCCATACAGCCCTTCTACGCCTTGCACTGTNATCCAGNCGCGCCATTTGTGGAACCGCGCCTGCTCGTCTCTGTCTTGCACGAACGGCGCATAATCAACCAGCGTACCAACGATGCCGCGCATACCGGCGTTCTCGAATTTGTAAGTCCACGACTGCCCTAGCTTTTTGGATGTCGCCCTGCCGTGTACCGCGCCGTCTCGTGTGCGCCATTTCGGACCATAACCGCGTTGATACCAGCGGCGCATACCCGGACTGTTAGCCTCTGACGCCGGTGGATATTTGGCAATCTTACCGCGCAGGAATATGGCTGCCGCCTTGACCGCTGCCCGCGTGTGTGTCAGCTTTTGAATGCCGCCTATCCGGCGCAATAATTCTTTATCGTCAATGGTTATCATTTTTCCACCCTCGGTAGATTATGCGTAACCCAACAGCGGCAGTTCGGATGCTCCGGCGGATAATCCCCGTCTGTGATTTCTTTGTCGTGCTTCGGCCCGCAGAACGGACAAACAAGTTCATCATCGTTCGTCTGCCAGATCGGTATCATCCTCATACCCGACTCGCGTTCTATTTCGGCAACAACCGTTCGCTCGGCTTCGGTTGCAGCGCGGGTTGTTTCTGTGACCGCTATCATCTCGGCGCGTACCGGACTAAACCAGCGAGATAGCCGTTCTTCCAACTGTCCAATGTTCATGCCCTCGGTGTAGAAGTTTGGTATCTCGGTTTGTAGGGCGCGCAATATATCAGTCACGCCGCGCTGCGTGTTTTCCACAATCTCTTTGACGAGGTTATAGCCATACTTACGTGCATAATCCGCCGCGCCCTGGTTGACCATGTCCCAACTTACGCCAATCGGGATGGTTGCCAATACCGCCCCCGCCTGCCCTAAATAAATGTCCATCAGCACCGGCTCAACCACCGCTGCCATGTTCTTCCATCCGTTTTCCCAGTATTCAAACGGCACGTTTTCGAGACGCGGCGGATTGCCAAGCAGCGCCAGCAGCTTTTCAAGCTCGGCACGCTGATTGCGCCCGATAACCCGCGCAAGCCTGGCCTCCAATTCATCACGGTTGATAACCTCGGTCATTAATTCACCACCAGGGCAACCATAAATAACACACTAACAACAGCTAATCCCCCAAACACCAAAAATAATTCNCGATTGAGTTTTTTCTCTGCATCCTCATATTCCTTGCGCTGTTTCTCAAACCACCAATCAAATGATGCCTTGCGTTCTGGAATTATTGGTTTCATGGATACGCCCGCCATTCCATAGCAGTATGAAACACAGCCTTGATGTCCTCAACCGACTTTGCGCCCTCTAACTGCCCGGCTATTGCGCCATTCAGTGCCGCCGGAATAATCTCGCTATCAAAGTCGCGCACAGGTTTCCCGGCCCGGATGCGCTTCTCGGCCATCCGCTGCCAGCGGCGCAATTCCTCGCCCACCGCGTCTTGCATGACCGGCGTAGTAACCACCGGCGCAGGTTCTGGTTCGGGATCCTCGTCTGCCAGCATCGCTAATTGTTCGTCTGTCAGCGTGTACCCGGCCAGATCGAATGCCAGTCGCAGCGGTGTACCCGCACCCGTCAATGATTGCANNACNGTTGCCCGNTCANCNTCGTCNTCCTGGAATATNGNCATTGANTCAAAGTCAAACGTAAGTTTTAGTTTGTCCTTCGCCAGCAACTGCGTGTTGATCGTGTTTTCAAACATCCGCGCGCGAGGCTTGATTTGATCTTCATAGAAACCTAACCTGGCCTCTTCGGCAGTAGCCTTGTTGCTGGCGGTTGTATCCATCATGCTGTCCGGGATGCCGAACGCGACCTCAATATTGTTTTTTGCCAGCGCCGCCAATTCGGGCATCGCCAGCGTATCTAAATCCGGCGTCAGTTTCATTTGCGTTAGTGACCCTGCCCGGAATGCTAAAACCCTGAAGGCGTTGCGAATGCTGGTCGCGCTGCGCTTTATCCAGTTTTCCACCCGCTGAATTTCGCTGGTATCTGTCGAATCAACGCCAATCATTGTGACCGGCATTGCCCCGCCCTCGAAAAACTTTTCAGGGAATGCTGATAGCGCGTTCAGCAATCGCGCGTCAACCCGCGCCACTTCTCCAGCACCNACGCCCGGCAAAACGTCCCGCTCCGGGTCGTAGTCAGCAAAGTACACCATTTCGTAACGGCCTTTTGTCAGGTCGTTTTCCCACTTCGCCCGCCCCTGCTTAAACACAATCTTGCCGTCTTTGTATTCAACCGCCATACCAAACGGATTGCGGTTTTTGACGTCCTTTTGATAGCCCGCGGCATTGCCTACGATTTCCCAATATGCGCCGCCGGTCAGTAGCAGCGATGCCTCCGCCCGCCAGATCAGCGTTTCCAGCGGTTCCGGGTAAGGCCACTTTTTTTCTTTCTCTTCGCCATCCACAATCTTCATAATCTTGACAGGCACGGCTGATAGCGCATCTGCCCGCAGTCTTACCGCCCGGAATAGCAGCGGCACGCTGGAGTATAATGCCGCGGTNCTGGATGGGATGCCGCTGCCGGTGTAGTCGGTCAGCCACCCTGGTATGCTCGTTATTGCTTTGTAATTAGTCGCCATCCCCACCCCTATGCTCCGAATAAAATAACGCCGCGGCTGTGAACCATGTCCCAGGCGATTGCCAGGCTCATCACCATGTCGTCATGCATACCCTCGGGCGCGCTGTAACTAAACGACCCGCTGGCATTGCGCCGCGCCTCGAATGACAATAACTCGCCAATCAATACTTGGTTGTCTGGTATGCCAATCTCCCCGTGTTCAAACGCCGCCTGTAAATTCTGGATGATCGTCTGTTTTGTTGCGCTGGTTGTCATAAACGGGATAATGTTTAATCCCCGGCTGCGGATTTGATCTATAACTGGCTGCCCTATAGAGTTTGACTCAATTTTCATAGCGTCCAGCTTGAAGCGCTTATATACCGCCGTCAGCCGGTCAATGAGTACGTTGTAATCTACCCGGTTGAAGCGGTCTATATAAACCACCTCTTTGCTGGCGGCATCCAATACCGTGACCACCGTGTAATCAACCGCACTGGCGACGTCAACACCGGCAAGATATTGGTGCCTTGGCAGCGGCTTATCCAACTGCGTGACGTGTGCGGCTTCTTGCACCCGCCGGAAGACCCCGCCGCTATCGTCTATAAACTCGGCCAACACTTCCTGTCGGAATATAATTTCCGGGTCTTCGCGCTTTACTGACTCAATTTCGCTTGTAGCAATAAAAGGATTGTCGTAAGTCGTTTTCTTGAATGACGACCATTCGGTCTCTTGCGGGTCTTCCCCTTTGCGGTATAGTTGCCAAAAGTAATTCAACCCGCGCGGTGTGCTGCCAAACATCGCGCCGCCCAACAAATCCATAAGCGTTAATCGAATTACCGCGTTCCAGGAATATTCTAGATGTGGTACTTTTGCCGCCTCGTTGACGATCACCCGTTTGTAGTGACGGCCTCGGCTTGCATCTTTGTCTTGTAATGACCAAAATTCGATATAGCCGCCAGTTGATAATACGAGCTTGCGTTCCTGCTCGCTCTTGTCAACCGTAATCGGATAAAGCGCGTCAACAAAATAATTCCAGTTGTCTTGCAGACTTTTATATTCAGGTTCATACCACGCCACGGGCTCACCCACCAATAGTCCGTCGGCGGCATAATTGCGCTGGATAATATCTTTTCCGAACCTGCGTCCGCAATTTAGCACGTTGAACCTATTTAGGTTTTGATATATCTGGGCTTGCGCCGGATGAAGTGCTGGTAACTGGATACGGGCTGTTAACATATTCAACCAATACTCTTAGCTGTTCGCCATTCTCTCCTGTGAGTTCTGTTTTATCCGGCACCTTCCCAAACGCCAACTCCAGCGCCGCCTTCTGCTTTTGAAAGTTACCAGACGCCAGCCAGTCACGTATGATTAGCTGAAACCGCG